CGCCCAAGTATTCCAATAGAGAAGAGGCATTTGAAGTGGAGTGTCTGCCGGGGAGCCATTGCGACATCGACAACAAGCCCACGCTCGATAATACCGAAACCGAGGATGAACATGAACTCCGCCGAGAGCATCAAAGAAGATGGGAAAGAAGTGATTTTGTCGTGCAGGAGCTGGAGGAGCCCATGTCGGACCCGGATCTGGTGCGCGCGGCCATGGAGAAAGCGAGGCCGGCGGCGGAGCATTCGGAGGCGGCGCTCAAGAGGAAAACGGGAAAAGGGGGAGGAAAAAAGAAAAGATCAAGAAATAAAAAGCAGAAGAGACATAAAAAAAATTCTTCAAGAAGAAGAACTAAAAGAAGAAGATAAATTATTTATGAATGATAATAAGGAGTAATTTTTAATATTCGTTTTTTAAAAATCTCCGTCAAAGGTGATTTCATTTTTTTCCTGATCAATATTCGGATTGGCTTTGTTCGAATATTCACCCACCCTCTTTTCAAAGAAGTTTGTTTTTCCCTGAACGGAAATCATCTCCATCCAATCAAACGGATTTTCTGAATGATAAACCTTCTCCAAACCGAGTGTCAAGAGAAGTCTGTCTGCGATGTATTCAATATATTGACTCATAAGAGACTTGTTCATTCCAATCAATTCACAAGAGAGAGATTCCGTGATAAATTCCTTTTCAATTGACACGGCATCCTTAATAATATCTTGAACATGTTCTGGACTTGGCTTTTTCGCCAGATTGTGATACATTAAAACAGCAAACTCTGTATGAAGACCCTCATCTCTCGAAATAAGTTCATTGCTATGACAGAGACCGGGCATTAGTCCTCTCTTCTTAAGCCAGAAGATTGAACAGAACGCCCCCGAAAAGAAGATACCCTCAACCGCTGCGAATCCGATAACGCGCGTAGCAAAAGAACTATCTTTATCATTAATCCACTTAATCGCCCAATCTGCTTTCTTTTTGATACTCGGAAAATGATCAAGAGCATTAAATAGCTTTGTCTTTTCTGCTTGATTCTTAATGTATGTATCAATCAGCAAAGAATAAGTTTCTGAGTGAATATTTTCCATTGCGACCTGAAATCCGTAAAAGAACTTTGCTTCCAAGATTTGAACCTCATTACAGAATCTCTCTACAAGATTTTCATTGACAATTCCATCTGAAGCTGCAAAGAAAGCAAGAACCATCTTGATGAAGTATTGTTCATTATCATTCAATTTACCCCAATCCGTAAGATCCTTTGAAAGATCCAATTCTTCACTTGTCCAGAAGTTGGCCTCGGCTTTCTTATACATCTTCCAGAAATCCTCATGCTGAATGGGAAAGATAACATAACGATTCGCCTGCTCATCAAGCATGGGTTCATTCGCTTTGGAAACACTCATATTTATATGAATGTGAATATCAATATTTATTTAAATCAAATTTTATTTTTGTTGGTTTTTTGTTTTTCGTTTTTCTCGCTTTTGATGCTTTTTATTTGGGCGAATTTTATTTCTTGATAATTTTCTTTTCTTTCTTTTTTTCTTTACTTTCAATGGACTAAATCGTGTTTTTCCCTCCGTACATCTTTGATCATATTCATGAATTAAGGGCCTGAATCCCATTATACTGGATTCTTCGCTCTTGGATGTCGCTTGTTTTAATATCTCTAATAAATTCACCCGTCCTTCGCTTGCTGGCTTTCCAAAATTTAAAAAAGCATGCTCCATTGTGTCACATAGTTCGCCACGTTTATGCATTTCGCCACATAATAAATGCAAATTTTTACACAATTCATTAAAATCTTGAGGTTTCATAATTTCTGCGCTTAATATGCTTAAATTAGATTCAATATGTGGCTCTGGTTCTGGTTCCGCCTCTGCATCAGTCTCTCCATAACCCGTTATATTTAGCAATAACAAAACAGTTATTAATGTATTATGATAATTTTTATCTCCAAGGATCCCATCAAGATCGGATCTTGATTTTTTTATCGTTAATTCTCCCCGCCTCATCTTCATTCTCTGAATTTCCTTAAACTGGGATATTAGTTCTTTCTTTGTCTTTGCCCGTAATTCCTCAATAGCGCGATAAATAGCTTGTTTTGCCTTGTCCGCTTGCCATTTATTTTCTCTCAAATAATGTTCGGAAATCAATGCGAGAATTCCGCTTTCTGTATCATCCATCCTTGAGGCAACTTCTTCGGGGAACACGGAATGTGGTATATTACTTATTGGGGGTGCCGCTCCAGAAATAGCGCGTGTTAATTCTGCTATCATACATTCTTCACATATACTATCATTAACAACACTGGGGACGCGCGCGGCAGCACACTTCGGGCGAATACAAGTTTCCCTTTCAACCTTTCGTCTAGGCATTATAATATAAGTAAAATATTATAATTTAATGATTGAATAATGGATTTCTTGTTGGTGATAATTCTTCTAATTTAGGAGCTGTCACCGAAATCTTCTCCAATATCAGTTTGCGAAGAATAGAATTAGGAAACCATTCTGTAAGAGCATCTCGTTGTGACTCTATATCCTGAATATGATGAAGATTTTCAGATATTATCCCTGATAGTTTCTCTATCTGATCAAGTAATCTTTGAATATCCATTGATAACTCCTCTTTCTCCGAAATTAATGTAGAATTCTCTGAATGTAATTCGGATATCTTACGCTTGTTTGCTGAATTCAAAGCAGGACCAAGTGTCTTTAGAATCGTATATTTTGAATGTAATGTATCATAATTGGATTGAAGCTCAAGATATAGAGAATTTAGAGTATCCATGGCTTCTGTTTCTGTATCAGATATTTCTTCATCGGTTTGCGTGGAAAATGTTCTCATGATTGGAGGAGGACTTTGTTCTATTGAAGGTGTGATTTCTTCCGATAAAGTAAGAACAGGTATTTCTCTATATTCAGTGTCTTTCACGATTCCATTTTCATACAAAGGAGATATTGCTCTTGCTTTTGATATAATGAAAGATTTCTTTTTAATAGGTTGAACTGAAGGGCCTCTTTCACGAGGGGTCTGCATAGAACATCCTTTCTTAGAAGATCTTGATTTCGGGTTCTTCATAGAAGATCTTTCCTTAGATGATCGTTCCTTATAAGACCCTTCCTTAGAAGATCGTAATTTATCCTTTGTCTCATTACTCTTGATTTCGATACTTTCCATTTCGAGTCTCCTCTGCGCGGCTGTACGACAATTATCATGTTGAATATCTTTCGTAGCTGAAGCATGTTTAGGACAATACCAATGATTACAAGGATAACAATGAACCCATTGATGATTCTTTGCTGATGGATATTGAATATTTGGAGTATCTATGACAGAGCATCTTTTCTTAATCGGTTCAATAATAGATTCTGCACACGGTCGTTTGGCGCCGGAAATGCCGTATCTCACATCCTTGCGAATGAATAAAGGTAGTTTATAGTGACAATATATGCGCGTCATTTAAAAATTTATTGCGATTTCATATATATATTATATTATGATTCACTATGTCTTTGATTTAGATGATACTTTAATTCTTCATAAAAATCAAATTTATTATGATTGGATTCATGAAGATAAAGAATTAACTTATTGTCTAGAAAGATGTAAAGGCGAAAAATATATCTACACGAATGGGACTCTGGATCATGCGATAACTATCATAGAGAAAATGAATATACGAGATAAATTTCTCAAAGTGTATTCTCGTGATACAATAAAATATATGAAACCTCGTTTAGAATCTTTTCGTGATGTTCATAATGATATTTCCGATAAAGATATACAACCAAAAGTCATCTTCTTTTTTGATGACCGATTAGAAAATCTACGGACCGCATCTCAAATGGGATGGTATACTATCTGGATTCATCCCAATTATTCCCTGCAACATATGTATAACTATGTGAATTTAGCATTTCCTAACATAAAAGACGCATTAAGATTTCTTGAGAAAAGAATATAAATAATATAATCTATTTCTCTTAATAAATGGAAACTCGCAATCCTGATAATGAAATAAGAACTAACTATCAGGATTTAACAGAAGATTTAACAGAGAATTCAGTAATAGAAGATTCAGGAATAGAGGATTCGGGAATAGCACCTGAGGAAGATTCTATACAAGATATAGAAAGACAATCGTGTATTATCTGTTTGGGAGATGATATATCAAGTGAAAACATGTGTTTTACAGATTGTTCTCATATGTTTTGTAAAGATTGCTTGGATGAATGGTTAGACCAAGGAAAGAAAACATGTCCGATGTGTCGTGAAACTATCAGATATTTTAAGAATGAGGATATACAATATCGCGTTGTCGTTCAAAATGAACGTGCTTCAACTGCTACAATCTCAAGATCCGTTGTTGAAAATATTATTCGGCAAAATTACAAAATGAGATACATCATCTTTTTAATGTTTCTCGCGCTAATTATGGGATTCAATGCTTATACGGTTTTAGCTAACGATTATACTTATTTGAATTTCCGATATATTGGAACAAGACAGAACAATACTGTTTTGATGGAACAACTCAATGAATGTCAGAATCCTAGTAGTGGTTTTAATGAGATCCTTGTTTATATTTTACAAGTTCAGGGTCCTGCGATAAGCAACGTATTAAAGAAATGTGCGATTCCTCTTTTTTCATATTACAAATGTTTTCCGGAATAATTTATTCAACAGTAGTATATGAATGCTATTATCTTTTTAACGGTGATTTGTTGTGGTTATTATATCTTCAACAAATACTTTGAAGAACATGTTGAAGAAAGATATCATTATTATTTCGGTGGATTTGTTGGCGTTTATTGTGTCCTACTATATTTGTATCATTTTGAATATCCATTCGTCTATCAACTCCTGAAAAATATTTATGAAACAAACAATCAGCCGCTCTATAATTTCAACGCCCAAGTGTCAAACGCTGAATTATTCCAAGCCCAACATCCTAATTTCAACATTAAAGAAACTCTTCTTCAAAAACAAGGTGGAAGATGTTATGCGTGCAGTAATTTTATTATGTCTTCGGATGCTCACAATACAAAACTCAAATACAAGACTCCTCTTCAAAACGGAGGTCAAAACAGCGTTGATAATTTAGGATTGGTTTGCCCTCATTGCTTTGGCTTTACGCATTAGAATTGATTTAAATCTATATAAATTATTTGTGTACTATAACAAAATGAGAACAGCATCGGAGCTGCTCCGCCGGGATTTGACCCGTGTTCTGCGTGAAAGAGCCGCTTCTGCCGCGGAGGCAGAAGCAGCCCCAGCCGCGGGCGCACCCCCAGCCGCCGCGGCAGAAGCCGCCCCAGCCGGAACCGGTGCGTCGGTGGCAGATATTAACCGCGGCGGGCGGGCAGGGGTGGCGGGCCGACGGAAGAAGAAGAAGAAAATATCCAAGAAACGTTCCAGTAGAAAACGGACTAGTCGCAAATCTCGGCGTAGAAGAAGACGCTAAGTAAATTCTATTTAAACTTAAACTACTAAAATACAGTTAATTACACTATGAATATCCTTTTACAATTAGAGAATGAAGAAGATATAAATTATCTTCAGCCATTTTCAGAAGAAAAGAAAGATTTAATCGTAAAAACAGCAGTAACAATTGGTTTAAAGAGCATTCAGATGAGTGAAGTGAATATGGATTGTCATTCTTACATTGATCCTATCAGAGAAATTGTGTCTCATGCTACATCTGAAAATACAGATAAAATTCAAGAAATTGATGATAAATTGGATGCAT